CGAGGATCTCGCGGCCGCCGAGGCGGCCGCCGAGCCCGACGTCGTCGAGGTGCCCGAGTGACGGCCGACCTCGGGGTGAAGATCCCCCGCGACATCGTCAACGAGGCGGCGCAGATCGGCACGCGCGGCGCCGAGGCGGTGCGCCGGGCAGAGCTGGCCGAGCGGGTCAAGAACATGGACCCGCCCACGCGCGCGGCCGCCGCGATGGTCCTGGCCGTCGAGGGCTGCCCGTACCCCGAGATCGCCAACGTCCTGGACTACCCGAACGCCAAGCTCGCCAAGGAAGCCGTCTGGCAGGCGATCGCCGATGCCGGCGCCGACCACGACGACGTCGCCCGGATGCGCTCCCTGCAGTCCGCCCGGCTCGACAAGCTGCTCTACTCGGTCATGCGCCGCGCCACGGCGAACTCCGACCCGGACCAGCTGTCCTACGCCCGCGTGGCCCTGGCCATCCTCGACCGCCAGGCCAAGCTCTTCGGCATCGACGCCGCTCAGCACGTGGTGGTGTACACCCCCACCCAGCGCGAAATCGCGCAGTATGCCGAGCAGGTCACTAGCCTGATGCGTACCCAGGCTGGGGCTGTCGAGGCCGACATCATCATCGAGGCCGAGATCGAGGACGACGATGCCTAGCCATCGTGCGCCTCGCCAGCATCTACCAGGGGACGCCGCAGGGGGGCGGCCCGGGTGGCAAGGCCGTCTTCTGGCGCTCGTGGAGAACAACGAGCGCCAGAAGGCCGCCGGGAGGGGCTCCGGCTCCAAGCACTGGCCCGCCCGCACCGTCCTGATCTCCGACATCGAGTTCCGTGGCCTGCTCCACCAGGCCGCGAGCGCCCGGGGGATGTCGCGGGCTGGGTATGTGCGGCGGGCCGTTGCGGCGTTCGTGGCTGCTGACCTGGGGTTGGAGTTGGTGGAGGTGGCGGCGCACATGCCGCGTCCGACGCCTGATGGTGGGCCGATGGCGTTGCCTGCTGCTGAGCATCCGCGTAACAACCCGGGGAAGTGGGCGGACGACGGGGTGGGGTTCGGGTCGTGGGAGGTGGCTCGTGTCTGAGTCCTTCGACCCGGATCTGCCGAACCGGTGGACGCCGTCTGCGCAGGAGAAGTTCCTGGAGATGATGTCGGTCGCCGGGGATCAGCGGGTCTGGTACTGCACCCAGGGGCGTACGTGTGATGGGAACCCGCACGACGGGTACGACTACCAGCACGCGCGGGCGGATCAGTGGCCGCCGTCGTTGCGCGAGGCGTGGATGTTCTGGCTGATGATCTCGGGTCGTGGTGCGGGCAAGACCCGGGCCGGGGCCGAGTGGTTGCGGAACATGACGCGGTACACGGGGCGGTTGTGCATGGTGGCCCCGACGGCGGCGGACCTGCGGGACACGATGATCGAGGGCGAGTCGGGGATCTTGCGGGTGTGTGAGAACGCGGGGTACCTGCCGGACTGGTCGCCGTCCAAGCGTCGGTTGACGTTCCCGAACGGTGCGGTGGCGTTGGGGTACACGGCGGAGGAGCCGGATCGGTTGCGTGGTCGCAACGATGGGGCGGGGTGGTTGGACGAGCCTGCTCACTACCCGAACGTTCAGTACGTGTGGGACATGTTCATGTACGGGCTGCGGCACGGTACGCACCCCAGGGTGGCGATCACCACGACGCCGACGCCGTCGGACTGGTTGCGGATGATGCTGGCGGACGAGCAGTCGCGGGTGGCGGTGGTCTCGACGTTCGCGAACGAGGCGAACCTGGCGCCGGCGTTCGTGGAGCAGATGCGCAAGAAGTACGCGGGCACCCGTCAGGGGCGCCAGGAGCTGTACGGGGAGCTGCTCGATGATGTCGAGGGTGCGCTGTGGAGCGGTGAGCTGCTTGACGAGACGCGGCGTCGGGAGGTCCCGGCGTTGGTGCGAACCGTGGTCGCCGTGGACCCTGCCGGCACGAGCGCCAAGCGTTCGGACATCACCGGGATCGTGGTGTGCGGCAAGGGTGCGGACGGGCACCTGTACGCGTTGGCGGACTACTCGGGGCAGTACACGCCCCGGGAGTGGGCGCTGGCGGCGCTGCGCGCGTTGGAGGACTGGGACGCGGACTGCATCGTGGCCGAGACGAACTACGGCGGGGAGATGGTCCTGTCGAACGTGCGGCACAACGTGGAGCTGGGGGCGGTGGTTCCTCGGCTCAAGGCGGTGAACTCTCGGCGCGGGAAGTTCATCCGTGCCGAGCCGGTGTTCGCGCTGTTCGAGCAGGACCGGGCGCACATGCTCGGGCACCTGCCGGATCTAGAGGCGCAGCTGTGCAGCTGGGTGCCGGGGTCGGGGAAGTCCCCGGACCGGATGGACGCGATGGTGCACGGGTTCCACGAGCTGGCGCAGTTCAACGACGGGTCGATCGCGGTGGCGCACGGGCGCATCCCGCGCTCTGACAACGATTCCCCGGCCGGTTCGCGGGGCTCTCACTACAAGGACTTGAAGAAGATGCTGAGAGGGGCTCTGCCTGATGCTCGACGCCGGTGAATGGCTCTGGTGGCTCGCGGCGATCGTCGTGGGCGTGGGGGGCGCGGCCCGCTTCACGCGGCTGATCGTGCACGACGAGTGGCCGCCGACCAAGGCGATCCGGGAGTGGTGGATCACCAAGACCTCGCGGGTGTGGGACAACGGCACCGTCGTGGACGGGCCGTGGACCAAGCTCGCGACCTGCCACTGGTGCTTCGGCCCGTGGGCGATGGCAGCTGTCATGCTGAGTGCGTACTTCACGAACTTCCACCCCGCGTGGTGGCTCTTCTGGGGATGGCTGGCCGCTGCCTACCTCACGTCTTGGATCGTCGAGCACGACGAGCAGGACTGACAACCAAACATCTACGAGGCGCTTCGCAGGGGGAGCAATGCCACGCAGCAAGACAGCGGCCAGCACGAGCCTGTCTGTCCCGGACTCCACGTCGGGACAGGCCTCGCTCGTGGCTGCCGCCCGCCGACTGACGGGCAAGCCCGACGTCGGGAAGATCAGCCGCACCGGGCGGGGCTGGCAGGAGAAGTCCTGGGAGTTCTTCGACACCGTCGGGGAGTTCCGGTACGGGGCCGACTGGGTGGGCAACATGCTCTCCAAGGCGACCTTGTACCCGGCCTACGACGGCAAGGCGCTCGCGGTCGAGGAGGACCACGGGGAGGTCGCGACGTACGTGTCTTCCCTGTTCGGGGGGACCGAGTCCCAGGGTGAGCTGCTGCGCCAGTGCGGGGTGCACCTGACGGTCGCCGGCGAGCTGTTCGTGGTGGGCTGGACCGAGGACGGCGTCGACCAGTGGCAGGTGGTGGCCGCGACCGAACTCTCGGCCCGGGCCGGGCGGTGGTACGCCTCGGGTACCCAGATCGGCAAGGGGTCGGAGCCGTTCATCCTGCGGTTGTGGCGCCCGCACCCGCGCAAGGGCAACATCGCCAACGCCCCGGCCCGGGCGGTCCTGGCGATCCTCTCGGAGATCGACTCCCTGACCAAGCACGTGTTCGCGCAGATCGACTCGCGCCTGGCCGGTGCCGGCATCCTGATGCTGCCCTCGGAGCTGACGATGGCGACCTCGGCGCAGAACGCCGCCGGGGAACAGCAGAACGAGGGCACGGCCGCCGACCGGTTCCAGTCCCAGCTGCAGGAGGCGATGGTCACCGCGATCGGGGACCGCGAGGACGCCTCGGCCATGGTGCCGATCGTGATCCTGGCGCCGGGCGAGCAGATCGGCAACGCCAAGCACCTGACGTTCTGGTCCGAGCTGGACAAGCAGGCCATCGAGCTGCGCAACGAGGCCATCCGCCGCCTGGCCCTGGGTCTGGACCTGCCCCCCGAGATCATCACCGGCACCGCCGACCTGAACCACTGGTCCTCGTGGGGCGTCTCGGAGGAGGCCATCAAGGCCCACGCCGAGCCCCTGCTGAACATGGTCACCGAGTCGTTGACCACCGGGTACCTGCGGCCCCTGCTCATCGACGACGGCATGGACCCCGCCGAGGCCGAGCGGTACTCCATCGAGGCCGACACCTCCCTGATGCGGGTACGCCCGAACCGCTCCCAGGAAGCGTTCGAGCTGTACGACCGGGGCCAGCTGTCCTCCAAGGCGCTGCTGCGCGAGGTCGGGTTCGACGCGACCGACGCCCCCGACGCCGACGAGACCAAGATGTGGTTCCTGCGCAAGGTCGCCTCGGGGTCGACCACCCCCGAGCTCGTGGCCGCCGCCCTGCAGACGCTGGGCATCCTCGGACCCGCCTCGGCCGGTGCCGCTCCCCCGGCCGAGGCGCGACCAACTCCCTCGTTGGAGGACCACCCGGTCACCGGACCCCCCGAACAGCCCGCCACGGTCTCGCCCTCCTCAGGTGACGACGGGCTGTTCGGGGCCGCCGAGGTCATCGTCTACCGCGCCTTGGAGCGCGCCGGGAACAGGCTCAAGAACCGGGTCGGGACCCAGCGCCTGGCCAACATCCCCGCCGCCGAGGCCTACCTGTTCGTCCCGGTCACCACCGGCCAGCTCGACTACCTCCTCGAGGACGCGTTCACCAACCTCGGGCGGTACTCGGTCTGCAACAAGATGCCCGCCGAACGGCTGGAAGCCGCCCTCGACCGGTACTGTCGCACCCTGCTCGTGGAGGCCCGCCCCCACGACCCCGGCGTCCTGGCCACCTTCCTCGACTCCCAGCGGCGCACCGCGTTGGAGTGTGCCTGATGGACACCCTCGCGTTCGCCGCCGCCCGCCGCGAGATCATGGACCGCTCCGACGACGAGCTGACCGAGCTGGTCATCGAGGCCCTGGACCTGTACGCCCAGGGCCAGCACGACTGGTTCGACGACCTGGTCATGGCCGCCACCGTCCTGTTCTCGGAGATCTTCGAGTCCGAGACCGGCCGCGAACCCGACTCCAACGACATCGCCACCTACGAGTCGGCGGCCGTCGAGGCGTTGGAGAAGACCACTCCCCCCACCGACCCACCCTCCGACGCCCAGATCGAACGCGTCACGAAGTGGCTGACCGTCTTCACCGTCAACAACGCCATGCTCGCGGCGTTCGGCACCGAGGGCCAGGTCGAGCTGCAGTGGGTCACCATGCACGACGACGACGTGCGCGACATCCACGTCGCCGCCAACGGCCAGCGCCGCATCGCCGGCCAGCCGTTCAACATCGGGGGCCAGCCCCTGCACTTCCCAGGAGAACCCGTCGGGCCGCCGCACGGATGGATCAACTGTCGCTGTGTCCTGATGCGAGTCCCGGAGGTAGAGATGAGTGCCGCAACAACCGACCCCGAAACCCTCGCCCTCGCGGCCGCGAGCGCCCCGCCGGAGGAGGAGGTGGTCGAGGTCGAGGAGATCGACGACGACGTCCCGGGGTGGGACGAGGACGAGATCGACACGGACATGGTCTGGCACGGGGTGATCGCGCCCACGGGGGTCACCTCGGGGGACTCGCGGCGGTTCGCGGTCGACGCGCTGCGCACGCGGGACCTGCCGGTGCCGTTGCGGTGGCAGAAGGTCGACATGCCCGGGCACGACGGGTCGGTGGTGGTCGCGAACATCACCCGGGTCTGGGAGGAAGACGGGCTCATCAAGGCTGAGGGGCGGTTCGCGGTCAACGCCGAGGCGGACGAGGTGATCGCGCTGATCGCCGACCAGATGCTGCGCGGTGTCTCGGTCGACCTGGACGACGCGACGGTGGAGCTGCAGAACGAGGACGGCACCCAGTTCGACCTGGACACGCCCTCGGATGTTCGGCCGGTCGAGACGATCGTGGACGGGCGGGTGGCGTCGGCCGCGCTCGTG